ATAAGAGCGTCAAAAGATGCTTGATTTAGAGTTGACGTTACGTCTATTTGGTTAGTCGTTCCGTCGTCTGCTGTTTTTCTAACTGCAATAAGCATTGATGTTGTTTTCGCCAATGTCTTACAGTCTGGTGTTCCTGTGTTCCCCATTTTGGTTGAACAACTACATACTACTGCCATAATTTATTTTTTTATGTGTTAAATATTAATTTCATACAAATATACGAAAAAGTTTTATTATTTAGAATCGTTCTAAATTAGGCAACCATTAGAGCAGCTATCTGTGCTGCTAGTGTGTCTAAGTCGGCCCATGAAGTAGTACTATCAATATCGTCAATCTGTAGTATTTTCTCGTCTAAATCTTCTACATCTGAAATTTGCCAGTCTCTCGTTGTGTCTAAAACGTGTACTGCAACCATATTAGAATAGACTTCTACTAACTCAATGTCTGTACGATTATAAAAAGAGCATTTTGTAGGTACTACTCCATTAGTATAATAGTCATTAAATTCTACCTTAATATGGTTTGCGTCTATTGTTGTTACTACTATCTTTGCCATATTATGTAAGTTCTCTCCAATTAATAGCCCTGTGAATATCTAAGTTTGACGAATGAGGTTTTACAATAATTACTAATTCGTCTACTGTTCCTTTAATTCCGGCCCCCATTCTGATTGCACTTTTTAAATCTGCATCTATTGTGGTGTTTGCGTCTCCAAAACCTGACTTTAAAATAGTTCCACTAGCCGAGACTGTGTTAGCTGTTACTCCTAACTTATATTCTACTCCGTAATTTGTTACTGCTGTGTAAGTACTTGCACCGGCATAGGTAGGATTTAAAACTACCCTATAAACAAAATCGTCATTAGTGTCTGACTTAAGAACTAAGGAAAGTACATCTATAATAGAGTCTAAATTAGCTGCTTTAAGTTTTAACCCAATAGCATAATACCATGTAGAGGTAGAGTTAGCGTCTAAATGTGTTCCGTCGTCGTCTATACCTCCGTCTTTGCCTACTTGATTTAAACTACCCTCACTATTAACACTAGCACAAATATAATTAAAACTACCTGAACCGGCTCCTGTTTGCACCATTTCCCAGCGTAAAGGCTGATTTGGTGAACTCATGTAAACATTATCCGTTAAGTTAGCATTGTTAATATAATGGAAAGGGATAAAAGCCCCGTTAATAACTAAACACCATCTAATGCGGCCTACTCCTAACCATTCAAAATCAAGTGCCAGAATATTTGCTTTTTCCCAATCTACAGTTATACCACTTGCGCCCGTTCCGTCTAATGAATCGTCCCAACTAGATTGAGGTATATTATGTGTACTTGTTCCGCTTCTATAGGCTCTAATACTTACATCTATGCCGTCATTCTCTAAGAATATACCGTCATAAGTACCATACCAAGGTGTAGTTATTTGTGCTGAGAAGTAACCTATTCTTTTCTCTATATTAGTTTGTACGTGAAAGTCTGAAAATGTCATAAACATTAGCTGACTCTTTCCGGATTGATAATTAAATCTTTGGAAAGTTTGCATTACTGCATATTCACCAGTTAAAGCAGAGGCTAAAGATGTTTCCGAGTTAGTTGTAGAATGTGTTGCTGTTGCACCGTTTAAAACTTCATCTATAAATAAAGGTAGTTTATCATGTAACTGTTTAGCATCGAATAAGGTTGTTATCTGTGAAACTCTTAATCTTCCGAAAGCATCTATATTAGATGTGTCTCCAAAAGAGACAAAATCAGGATTGCTAGAACTTGGGGCTTTTTTAGTATGGTCTATAGTAGTTGCCATTATGCCCTAATTGTTACGGTTATTGTTCCGGTTGTTGCACTTCCGTAAGCGCAAGAAATACCTAAAAAGAAAGCTCTTAGTTCTGAATAGATAACATAGTTACCATTAGTTAAAACATCTGAAACGGCTAACCCTGTTTGAGTGTCCAGTATAGGACTCATTTCTGCAAATGTCTCATTGTTTCCCTGAAGTTGTGCAAGTGTTACCGTAGCATTTAAAGAGGCGCAAACAATAGAAAGGGTTACCCTACTATTATTATATGGTTGTGCGTTTAGTTGGCTAATTTGTTGTGTTACGCTATCCGTTCCAGCATCTACAGTAAATGTAATAACTCCTGATTCTTTAGCCCAGTCGTCCGAGTCTGGAACATTAGAGGTTTGTACTACAGCCATGCGTCCTTAATTAATGTTAGGTTAGGTAAATAAAAAGGAGTATAAGTATAAGTTAAGCCATTAAGACTTAATCCGGCGTCTCCTGTTATTGTAAAGCCTGTATCAACTACAACAGAACTTACTACATAATTAACTCCGCCTAGTGTTATAGTGTCTCCAGTATCTAAATAAAGAGTACTTGCTACAGTTATTGCATAAGTTCCGGAAGGGCTTTCTGTACTTCCTGTAATAACCTCGTCCATGTTTTGGTAAAAGTTAACAAAGTCTCTACATTCATTGTAGTAATTAATCCCCTCGTTAAAGCGTTTAAAAACTATTTGTTGATTGTTTCCATTTGCTACCATTGTTGAAAGTTCAGCAGCGTTTTTAGTATTCCCTACAGGAGTACTCATGAAAGCGTCAGATACAAAATGATAATAAACAAATTGAAGTAAGGCCGTTTTTAATCCGGTTAATCTGTGTACTGTGTCGTCGTCGTCGGTCCAGTCTACCCCGTCTGTTAATGCTGTGTATTTGGCGTGTGTACCGTCTCGCATTGCAATAAACATTTCGTCGTTCAATAAGTCTTTGATATACCTATCTTCAAACTCTGCAATATAAGCTGTTAACTGTGTTGTAGTTTGGGCGTTCTGACTTATTAGAGTCGAACCGGTTAAGAAATCTGTACTTAATAATATAGGTAAAGACATTTATTTCTTTTTAGTAGTTTTCTTTGCTGCCTTTTTAGCTGGTGCTTTCTTTGCTGTTGGCTTCTTAGGCTCTGCTTTTTTAGCTTCCTCTTTCTTAGGTGCTGAATAGTAAACAGCATAACCAGCCTCTACAATTGCCTTAGCTCCTATCTTTGGAAGTGCTTTAACTGTTCCTTCTGGAAGATCAGGAGTGCCTTTTGTTATCTTTACTCTTATTTTATTTGGTGCTTTGTTTTTCATAGTCTTATGATTTAATGCCTTAATTTTATTTATAATATCCTTTCCGAATATATTTTTTAATGTATCCACCTCTAACGGTTCGCATCCTTGTACTAATGTATCTCTAGTTAATGATTGCGTATGTTTAATGTCTAGTACATAAGAATTAATCTCTTTGTTTTCTTTTACAATATCTTTAATTCCTAGCTCTACAAGTTTTCTATTACATGAAGAGTCTAATCCTTTATCTAAATGCCTTCCGAATAGTCTATAGTCTAACTGTTCAAGGACCTTTTTAGAAAAGAATCTTCCAGCCCCTACCGATTGAGTGCCGTCTTTATATCCTTTCCAATGTCCGGCCTGATTTAAACGAGTAGAATAAAAGAAACACTCCTTTAATCCTATTACGTTTTCCTCTTCTGGACTTAATGTATAAATATATTCAAAGAACTCATCATTAAAAATATCGTCACTTCCTGACATTACAACCCCGTCAACGTCTAACTCTCTTACCTTTTCTAAAAGATAATTATGTTTGTCGCTAACTGGAAAGTTCATGTACTCAACGTAATGACAACCCTCTGCAACCTCTTCTGAAATAGTACCCTCCGAACCACAAACAACAACTTCAAAGCCGAACTTCTTAGACTGTTTTAATAGTCTTTCTATAACCAACCTTTCTAAGTCGTGACGGTTATAAATAGCGAAAGCAACAGCAAACTTTTTCATCTATACAAAAATACAAAAAAAAAGGGAACTAAATTAATAGCTCCCTTTCTAATAAATATAGATACTAGGTTTATGTAGTTTCTAAAGCTGCGTTAGTTGTAGCGAATACACCATAAACAAAAGCTGTTGTATCATTGTTTTGAATGATAACTTCACCTCTCCATTCAGCTAATATACTTCTCATGTTTTTCAAGAAGTCACCAGAATCTAAACCTACCTCTACTGAGATACCATTCTTTTGAGCGATTAACGCTTTAGAAAAGTCTCCTATTAAGAAGTTCCCAGCAGTCATTGCTGTAGTTTCGATTATTGGCATACCGTCCAAATGTAAAGTAGAACCTACTTGCATAAGTCTATCAACATAACGTTTGTCTGTTGCAGATACTTTTACAAGTTTCAACTCCGTTACATTAGTAGGGTGCATAACAATAGATAACGCCCCGTTGTGGTTAGCTAATCTAATTTGATTTGCAGCACATACTAAAGAGTCAGCAGCGTTAGCATTGTCAACAGTTGCAGCGAATCCACCAGCAGCAAAAACAGTTGCTTGTGTATAGATTCCGTTAAGGTCTGTTCCAGTACCACCACCAACTAAAACTTGGCTATCAATACGGTCCATTAATCTAGTTAACAATTTGTTTCTTAACCATGAAGCCATAAATGCAACATCGTCCAACATTTCAGTTGAAACTTTGAAATAAGCCGTTTGTTTCAATAAAGAAACAGAAGTAACTACAAAGTTGTTATCTAATTGATTTTTAATAACTCCCTCAGCAGTTCCAGCAGCAGCACCTTCTTGAGCTGTTTCATAAACCCAGTCAATAGTGTTACCTGAAGTATTTAACTTTGGTACTCTTGGGTAAATTCTAAACTCTCTTTCTGCAATATCATTGATACCGTCTAAACGTTGTGCTTGTGGCATATTCCCACCAGACAAGTTACCAGCAAAAGTCATATCTCCAACAGCCTTAACTTCAAAAGAAAACTCTTCTTTACCTCCAGCAGCGTGTGCTTTGAAGTTGTCAGCGTTTGCATTTAAAGCAGACTCAATAGATCCTTCTACTTCGTGAACATTTCCAGCGTTTAATTTACCGTCTTTAAGAGCAGTAATAACAGCATCCTGTTCTTTAACAGCTTTCTTAAGAGTTTCAAAGTTAGTGTCTTTCAACTCTTTTACCTCTTGAGATAGTTTTTCAAAAGCTTCTGTATCTTTTGCTTCAGTTTCTAAAGACTTAACTCTAGTTTCTAATTCCTTTTTTTCATGGTTTAATTTCTCCATGTAGTACGAATGTAAGTCTTCTGACTTCATCCCGTCTAATTCTGATTGTGATTTTTTTACGAAATCCATTTTTTACCGTTTGTTAGTTATTGATTAATTTTAAAAAAGTTTGTTTCTTTTTAGTCTCTTCTATTTGTTCTTTATTCGGCTCATCTTTTCGAGTGTCCTTAACAAACGGCTCAGCAATTACGAGTGAATTAATTTTTTGTTTTAATACTTGTGAACGCATTTCTAAAGCGTGTAACCTTTCGTCTGTTCCTTGA